TTGGACTGAACCAGGATTAGCATCTGTTCTCCATACATATCCGTTAGCATTATCTACCAAAGGAACAAAAGTTATAGTATTCGTTCCTGCTGGATTAGTCCAAGTTTCGCTATCAAGATCATAACCAGTAAGGATTAAGTTTCCTGTCTTCTGAAATGAAATAGCAGGGAAAAATGGGGCGTTGGACATTTTAGGATAATGTTGGGATATTTTTTGGTTGTTATCACTCGTAGTGCCGTCGTTGCTATCAAATACCAATCCAGGGAAGGTGTCTGTTCCGACGAGAAGTGTTTTTACATAGGGATTTCCATCGCCTTCTGGCGAGTTTCCGCCCAGTCCATCCGCAAGGGGAGTGTATTCAGTTTCTCCTGCATCCATCTTTAAAATCTGAATTAATACTCTTCTGCTGTTTTGGGCAGTAGCGTAAATAGTCATAATGATTTGCAATTTAACGTCTGGGTCAAAAACTCCTCCGTTAGCCTTAAAGATAGGATCAAACAATCCTATCAAATTACGTCTTAATTTATAATCAAACCAGTTTGCTCCGCCTTCTGGTATACCTGCTCGTTTCACACCGTAAAAAACTCCAAAGCCATCTCCCTCAAAGGCTATTGAAAGGTCATATCGTTCAGGAGTAAATTGCAGGTTTGGGTTGGCGGCGTTTGGATCGCTTAATCTACTTCGGACTAATCCCAATTGGACAGGCTGGAAAAGTTCTGTATGATGAGATGGGCGAATATCGCTCCATGTTTGTTCCCCTAAATAAGTAAGAGTAGAACGTTTAGAAATAACGTTGGCGAAATGGTTTGCATCAGTTCCGTTATAGGTAATTTTTGCCTGTTGGTTATCCTGTCCTGTTCCTGATACGCTTAACTGTCCACTTGAAAAAAGATTATAATCACCAGAGTTAGGATCAGGAGTGGGAACACTCGCATATTGTATCTGGAATATATCATCATCGTTAGTAGATGGGGCAGCAGTAAAAGTGCATGTCCATTCGTAGTTCTGTTGCTGATTTACTGAATTAAGAGCGAGTGTAATAGCCTCCGCCAATCCATCACCATCGTAAGTTCCAGTGGGGATGGAAACAAATCTGGGTATATCTGCATTCGCAGCAGGAGAAGCAGAACCAAACCTATATCCAATTGTGTTGTTTTGGGTGGATACTTCATATAACGCTCCCCTATAATGAATAAACTTTTGGAGGCATATCTGGGAGTTAGGTGCAATGACTATTGGCTGTGGATAGTGATTTTCAAAGAGGTAAGCCTCTTGCTGTGTTGTTGAACTTGTTGATATGAGCGACATTTATATTATAATTAAATATAAAAAAAAATATCAATATATTTTATAATATGAATAAAGATCTTATTAATACTGCTAATGAATTAGAGATGCTCCAAATTACAAAAGGGAAGGGTGCTGATGCACTTAACAAAAAAATAATGGATAAGAGGGAAAATGATAAGAAACCAATTAATCCCAAGATTATATTTGAAGGGATTAATAAGAGCAAAATTAAAGATAGTAAGTTTAAACAAAATAAAAAATACCAAATAGATCCATTTACAAATTACTAAATAGTGGTAGACATTTCCACAATTTAGTATAACCGATATACGGAAGTGTGGTTTTGGCTACCACTCAAATATCCTCGCATTCCTCCTCGCTGGTGATACCGCTATCGTTGAACCAGTCGCACGGCTTTACTGTTAACCAGTCTTGATATACAACATCTAACACTCGCATTTCTTTCACCTGCATTTGGTTTGTTTCAAAGTTAAAAACTTTTTCAGAAGTTTTAGGAGGGCTAAACCGAAATACTCCGATGAATACTTGTTTTTTTACGCCATCAATCTCAACACGCTTCTTTTTCTTTTTAATTCTTCCTGTTTCCAAGCCGAGCAGATCACTTGCAATATGCTTTACCATGATATACATTTTATCAATATCCATCGGCTCTTCTTCTTCTTTTTTATTCCACTCCCTAATACTTTCATGTTTAAGGAGTTGATTAAAGGCCTTTAATCCTCCTTTGGTTCTCAAAGCCTCATAATCCTTCAAAAGTGGCTCTAAATCATCTTTGGTAAACTCTTTGCAATAATCTAATTTATTGTCTTCTGTAATAACTCCGAGCGATTTAAATATTTTGTAAACATGCGAATAGCGTTCATCAAAAAAATTATTCAGTTCAAGGATTTTTTTACTGTCTGTCTTTTCGTATAATTCATCTATGCCTTTTTCGTGGATTAATTTGGTAAACTTAATATTTGAATAATAATGAGAGCGTCGCATCTGATCTCTGATGAAAAAATCCCAATAAAGGGCTTTATTATACTCGTTAACATCGTTTTTAAGAGTTTTATTAAATCCATCGGCTAACATAAACCAATATTCCTCCATAGTGATATGCTCATGAGCCATTTTCTTCTGTTCAATTGCATACACAGAACAGTTTAATTTGTTTACTTCTTCCCACGTATACGTGTCTTTCATTTCATATTCAGGCATTTCGTATGTTGAATTAATGCTATCCTTGATTTCAATATTCTCTATTTCCAAATAAGTTGTTGCAACTTTTTCCAAATAAATACCTGAAATATTCTGCTCTAATATGTTGTAAATCCTCGCCTCGCTGACCCAATTTTTAAGAGGTTTATATTTCTCAATGATAGTGTTTTGCAAAGAAATAAAATGCTTTTCATCTGTGAAGATCTGTTGCTTATAAGTGTAAATGAGTTCTTTCACTTTATCAAAATAAACTGGGGACATATCTTTATTGTAATTACCGCAAGTATTCAGACAGATAAACATTTCGTTTTTTGTGAAATGTCTTACTCTTTTAAGAGCCTGTGTCGCATCACGGAAACATGCAGAAAACTTATTAGGCATATACACGAAAAGCCGATCAAACTTCTTATTTTCATTATCATAAGAAACTCCGCAAGTAATAGTAGGTGAATAACAAAGCAACTTGCATTCGCTCCATTCCTCGTTCACTTTGGTTGAAAGGTCAAGAGGGTTTCCAGAATGATAAAGTTTTGCCTGACTTCCTTCGTATATTCCTTCTTTATCTATGTTGCCTTCAATTAATCCCTCTTCCGTTGCATTGGCTACTAACTGAATAGCAAAGTTTTTAGATCCTGAAACAACTACGCATCGTTCACCGTTTTTCAAACATTTTTTTAATTGTAAATACATAGTATCTTTTGAGGCACACCGAGTAGCCGTTCTCTTGGCTGGTTTCCATTCGTTAATCGTTAAAGATGCCCTGGCGTTAGGTCTAATAGTATTGATTGCATTAAAAGAGCGTTTGGACAAAAAAGCATCCATAACTAAAACCTTTTTTGCAGTCCTGACTGCTTTTTCAAAGACAAGAAGATTGGACAGGCCTTCTCCCTTTACTTGTAAAGTATGAGAGCCGATCACGTTAAAGATGCTTTCGCTCTCATCAACAATTAGCAAATCAATATCGTTTGGGTTAATCTGGTGGAAACTTTCCAGCGAAATAATAATCTTATCGCATTCAAAACGTTCATTAGTATTCAAGTTAATATAATTTTTAAAACCATCCTCTTCAAACTCCTTACCCATAGCCGTTGCAAATGCTCTTTTGCTGGAAAGATAAACAATTTTATTGAAATGCTCTTGGATCTTATGAATATTAAAACTTTTACCAGTTCCCATAGGGGATTTAATGAAAGAAACTTCGTTTTTGTTAAGAATTGTTAATCCATCAACTTTTTTATTAATACTTTTAACTGTTTGAGTAATATTGAAATCTTCAATATCCAAATATTTTTTATTAACAACCGTTTTATTTTCATAATGAGGCATATCAAAAAGAACCTTGTATGGTGCTTGTGAAATAAGAGCAGGATTACAAAGTTTAGCCATGTTAAGAAGTGTTGAAAATCCGTATCCTTTATCAACGGAGAACCGTCCCCAAAGTCCCTGCATTTCAGAAATGTTTTGGGGCTTTCCAGACTTATCTGCCCAGTCTACCCACAACTGAAATGAATTACCACCAGAAGCACGTTTGATCGCCATACCAACAGCACAGAAGCAAGACCATTCAACACTCTTACAGTTATAAATAGATTTCACTACATACTCCAAAGAACCGCTATCCACGTCCCCTTCTGGGATAGGGCATTCGTCAGGGAGGACTAACTTAAAGTCTTCCAAAAACTCGGCAACATTGTTAGAAATATTATGACCAATAACTCGGCCTGACTTGTTCTTAACTGCATAAGTTTTCTGCTCGGTGCGAAGTGTAATCTTTGAAACATCTACCAATTGATCTGTTGAAAGAAAACTAATCAAACAACTTTCCAGACTGTCTGGGGTCTTTGGTGCTGGTTTCTGTATTCTGTTAGAGTTAGGTTTGCTTTGGTAAGGTAATTTAAACAAACGGTTTTTAGTATAAACGCCGAAGTCAATTGCATAATCTCTGGCTCGGTCTGTTTCAAAAATTAAGCCATGGAACTCCTCCTGATCGTTAATTGTTTGCCTCATGTATCGTGCGAACTTGTTAATATCAAATACGCTCTTGAAATATACTCCATTGTTCAGAACCAGATGGGCTGAAAACTTTTTAATATCCTTAAACCCTCCCTGCTCACCAATGCCGATGTTTTTTGAGAAAAAATCACGCTTACGCTTGTAGCCTGTATCAATACCACAATCGCCAAAACACTTCTTAATAAGTTTGAAAATAAGTGAAAGTTTGTTGACGCTTTCTTCTTCTGTCGTATAGGGGAACTCAATATCAAGATAAAACTTTCTTTCATCTTTCAGGATTTCATAAAGATAATGATTTTCTGTATATATCTTATCCAGTTCCTCAAAGGGCATAGATCCATAAGAAGAACCTTTTTCGTTTTTAATGCAAAGTCTAATGTCTTGATCTTTGGCTTTCTCAAAAGCCTTCTCTTGTGGTGATTGGTATACGTTTCCCTTGGTTTCCCATTTTACCTTACTACAAATAGTATGGTAAAAATCGTAGCCCTGAAACTTCTGTGATTTAATATTAGACATTAATATTGGTTGAGATTTTTGTTTTTCCTTAATATTCCTATTCGCCATTATATATGTATAATGTAGATATTTTTTTAAATAGTTTGAACGAATTAATATTATTATTTCACTTAAAGTTGGTTGGTAGCCATTTCCACACATCCGTATATCGGTTATACTAAATTGTGGCTTTGGCTACCACCACGCCTTAACCTCAATTAATATATTTAAGTTCGTTAAATAATTTAAAAATAATATCTCCATTAAGTATATATAATGACTGGATTAGGACGCTCTGCAAACAAATCGTATTTCCATTATAGAGTTGAAAAATATAATGGAGATCAAAAAGAATTAGAAAAATACTATATGACTATGGGAAATATTAAGGACGAGTTTGGTATTAGTCGCCACACAATTTCAAACATGTTAAAAAATCCTGAACTCAAATCAAAAAAATATAAGGGACTTAAAGTATTTAGGGATTATCGCCCAGCGGTGATAGTTGTTCCAGTCCCACAAGAAAATATTTAATAATCTGGATTGCTTCTTCTCCTGTAATTTCTAAATTATTAGCGAGATTTTTAATGGCTGAAACATTGTCTATTTTTTCTTCTGTTGTATTTATGGACGGCAATTCTGGTGTGCATAAGTATTCATACTTCTCTAAATAATTAGATACTAATTTATTGTTAGTAGTTTCTAAAATCCACTCGGCACTCATCTTGCCGTGCTTATCTGTTGGCTGAATATAAATCTCCCAATCTTTATGTTTACATACAAATAATTCAAAATCTTCTATACTCATCATTTTATCTTTTCCTTCACAACAGATCTGTTTATATAATTGAATGAATGCAACACGGCCTCTCTTGGTAGTTTCTTTCAATCTCGGATAATAGCAGGATTGTTTGGATATGACTTCACCCTCTTCAACTAAATTAGAGTATTGCTTAAATAAATCCATTTCCGTATCCCACTTCTCATTTTTCTCTAAACTTGAATAGTAATTCTTCATTATATATATATACCGTATATATTCTTTTTTTTAAATACTTCCTTAAATACTATATTTTGCCTCTTTTATGCTACATTTATATTATTATTAATAAAGGGGACTTAAAAGTAGCGTAAAATTATAATTTTACGCTACTTTTATATAGGATAATATAAATATATAATAAAAGTAGCATAAATATAGGGACTTAAAGATAAATAGGCAGTATATAGGCATTATGTCTATTCAAACACAATAGTTATTGGCTCATGTCTTATCTTAAAACTTTCACTATTCTTCCCAGACAAGGGTGGTGCATATTCGGTTCTGGTTTCTTTTCTTTTTTTGTAATATGTTTTTTGATATTGCTTTATTTCAGCACGGTTTCGTATGTAATAAAGTTTCCTGTATATTCGTTTGTAATCATATGAGGAGCGATCCTCTATTTTAAGAAGGAGTTTCTCGTATAATTTTTCTTCTTCTTGTAGTATCTTTTCTTCGTTCATCTTCCTTTATATTAAGGTGAGATTTAATTTCTGATGGAGGGACGGCAATCGGCAACTGACGTGTCTTTTGTATTTTATATATTACAGCCGAGTTAGGATCTAATACAGGCCTCTTTCCATCAGGCAATCTTATATCCGTAGTAATATCGGTAATCACAAACGGTTTAGTAGCAGTATAATTAAAGGTGCTTTCTAATGCATAGAAAAAATCTCCGTTGGTATAGTTCCTCGTCATGAAAGCCAAACAAGGGATTTTAGAGTGTCCATCAAATCCTCCATAATAAGTCGTATCTGCTCCTGCTGTTGCTATGTCTGAATAAATACACAGATACGGATAATTCAATTTATCTGGTATTCTAAATGCCGTAATCGCCGCAGGATCTACGTCTGGACGTGCAGAATTAAAAAAATTAATTCCTAAATCATATTGGGGCATGTCCAACTGGTTCACAGATGACGCTTGGATTTCTGCTGATGATATATACTGTCCTGTCGTCATAGGCAATGAGTTTTGGTAGGCTTCACCATAAGTTCCTGCCGTTCCTCTAAACTCTAAATTATTAGTAAAGAACGACTGCGACGAACCTATGCGAGGTAATAATTGAGTTATAGTAAAACCCATTTTATCAAATAAAGTATCAGCGTAGAATTGGTCGGCTAACTCTGGGAAGACTAATGGCTGTGCATCGTCTTCCCTGTCTTCTGGGTTTTCAGTTTCATTTTGAGCAAAATAAACATTAATATTTAAAATACTTACGCCAGATTGAGAGGCTACGATTGATGATGCTAATTGCCTCATATCTAAACATGGAAAGTATTTTTGTGGGTCATACGTAGGTGTCCCACCCACTCCGCTTGGGTTCATATAAGGTTGGATATTTCCTATAACACCAATGTTATAACACAACTGCTCTGGATCGTCTGATGCTTCTAACTCTAATGCTGGTTGTTGGAGGTTTCCATTTCCAATAGTCATTCCACTATTAAGACCTAAAATCTCAAACCTACTGGAAAGAGGGTCGTATTTAATCTCTGGATTAACTGCACCAATCATTCCTACTCCTGCATAATTGGCTCTGTCTTTCGGATCTAATTCCCTTGTTTCTTGTAAGTTCATAAATAATACTGCTTTGTTCCTGGTAAATGAATTATCAAAACCAAACTGGAAGCCATATTGTAAGTTCCATTTTGATAAGAACCAAGTTTGGTCGGCTATGCTTTTATTAAAATCCCATCTGGCCTCTTCTGGAACTCCTAACGTAAAATCGTAAGCATCTCCTAAAACTTCTGTTGGAGCGTCTACGTTTAATGCAGATATTAAAGCGATATAAGGTTTTCCATTATTGAAAATATTTCCTTCACGCAAGTTCCACACAGGCACGGCGGCGATGTTATTTTCTCTCGCCATTTGTATCAATTCATTATAAGTTCCAAGAGTAGGATCACTTGCACCGTTGTTATTTCTAAACATGGGTATTCCTGAATTGGCGGTATTGATCTCTGGGAGCAAGAAATTACCGTCGTAAAATGCGTCTGCTAACTCATTTAATAATTGCATATAATCTATGCCGTCGGCTGGTTTATCAACGCCGTTAACGTTTTGAACCAAGAAATCTTCTCGCCAATAACTCTGAACCCAAATCCCCTCCAACTCTGCTCCGTTATTTTGTCTACCGTCCCTTTGCTGACCGAAACATGGATATTTTTCCGTTTGGAATGGTATAGGGAGATTTGGTGCGAAAGTCTGTGTGCCGATATTCCATTTATTTCCATTAGCCGTATAATTTGCTTTACTTCCATAATAAACCAGATTGGCTGGTATATCTTGATTTACATCTTTATTATAAGAAGTCTGGTCGTCATACATATTACAATCCATAAATACTCCTGTATATTGCTTATAGTCCTCGCTACCCCAATCTGCCTGTTTATTAAAGCCATTTAAATATTTTTCATTTTTTCTAAATCCGTCGGCGAGTGCGGAGAGGTTGTCTTCTGAAAAATACATATTAGTTAAAATTAATTTACCTCTTGCAATCTTGCAAAACGCCGTCCCAGTTTGACCACCTGCCGTTGGTAAATTATTTAACGAGCAAACACGATTACCTAATTGACCGACGGTTTGATTTCCAAAAGGAGTGGTGATTTGTGTCTGGTTAATTCCTGTATTGATAAAATTAAGAGGGTCGTTATTGTCTGCCCCATAGTATCCGTTTCTAAATAACTGTAAACCTTCAAAGCGTTCTGGATCGGCATAGGCTATACTTGAATAATAAGAACGCCTGGTCATCGCCTCTTGCAAGTCGGTAGGAGGAACGAAAGGTGGCGGAGGAGTGAAGTCTGGATCTGGTCTATAAGTTTCATACGAGGTAAGAAAGTTCTCGTTTTGTTTGTTTGCGACTGGGTCGCCGTTCGCTGGGCAGGGCTGGTAAGTAGGTGTGGAAACAACAGCAGGAAGAGAGGTCGTCCGCCCACCATAATTGTTATAGTCATGCGTATTAACGGAATAAGTATTGAAAGAAGCGAAAGGAAGTTGAGTTGTTTTTTCTGTCTGCGTTGGCTCATGTAATATATCAGTTAGAAGTTTTGCAACATTGTCGGCGGTATTGTAGCCCTGTGGGACTTCTAACATAACTTTATTTTTTCTTAACTCTACATCTGATTTAAGTTGTTTAATATCGTTTGTATCGCTCCAATTCACAAAATCCAAACCTGTATATGCTGGATCTAAAAAATAATATCTGGTATTGTCTGGCGGAGTAAAGTTTTTCATGTAAAGATTTGGATTAATTCTTGCCTTGACCTGTAAAGTTGCCTGGGCTACTGCTGGTGCAGTCCCCCCAGATCCAGGAGTTAATCTGGGATTATTTAAAATATTCCCTGCCCTATCAACTTCAATCTCAAACGTAAACGTTGCTGGGGTATCGCCAAACATATCTCTTGCTGTCCCTGCGTTATCAAATGAACCTATGTTTACTCCCTCATTAATAAACTTGTATTCATCTATAATTCCCACGTCCCCTTGCCCTGCCGTTTTTACAGAAATAACCTGTATAATAATATTGTTGCCTGTTGAATAGGGTGTGTTTCCAGTAGGAGGAGGCGTTCCATCAGGTTTGGCTAAATAATATTTTCCTGCTTCATAGTAATTTCCTTCACTGGTAATTTTATAATCCGTCAAAATATCTTCCATGGGTGCTTGTTGTTTGTATAAATCACTTGTTTCTGGATTGGGTATTCCTTGGGGAAAACCTCCTATATCTCTTTGCAACATGTTTTCATATATAGCGTATTCCGTTTCTACTCTCTGTGTTGGTTTAGGTTCGCAGACCTGATTTAATAAGGGAAGTGAGGCTGTATTTCTTCCAGAGTGGTTCACATAAAATCCTAATTCCAATTCTGCTTTATTGTCTAATATTCCGTTTTCATTTTCTCCTATAAACTCAATAACTTCCTCATTTGCTCCTTTGGAGTTGATTGCCCCAGCCTCTAATGAAATAACGTCGCCAATTTCAACAGGTATTCCAGTTGTGCTTACGTTATTTGTCCATTTGTTTTTGTAGGGATCTTGATTTTCTGGAATGGGGTTCATATTTGCTTTGCTCCGATTTCTATTGCATTCCACTATAACATTTTGTATATATTCAGTCATCTTTATAATAGAATTACATTTTATTATAAAGCATTTAATCTTGTAAAAAAAGGGTGGTAGCCATAACCACATATCCGTATATCGGTTATACTAAATTGTGGTTTTGGCTACCACTTTAAGAAAAATAATAATTAAGCAGAAACTTCAATAGTTCCGTTCTGGATACGCATAGTTCGTTCAACAGAAGCCCAAACACGCATAGTTCTCGCCTGAAAATCGCCATTAACACGGCTGTAAGTCTTGGTAATCTGAATAGGTTTGACGCCGATTTGTGTTCCAGCACCAAGCATGTTGACGCCAGTAGTGGAGAGGTCTAAACCTGTGTAATGCTGTGTAGATCTTGCGTTTTCAATATTAGCATGTCCTTCAAGTGCAACGAGTTCACTGATTACAGACTGGTTGACTGGTCTATTCGCAGTAGTCTTGTCTGTATCAGGATCAAAAGAGTAAAGAGTAGATGGGACACGAAGAGGGCGTCCCATAGCGAAACGAAGTTGGTTGTATTTCTGTGGGGCATCTTGGAGGTTGCGGTCAAAAACTCTACTGTCGTTTACACGGAAGTTCAGAGCATCTGGGACACGTCCTTCGGTTGAAACATATTGTCCACACCAGTTCACCGCTGGGTTTTGGTCAACTGTGGTTTTCTGATCTGCTATAAGGAGGCCACGAACCACACGTCCAGCGACAGCGATTTCGTTTTCTATTCTCTGCTCTGTAATAGCCCCTCCTGTTGGGTCGGCTACGGCTGGTGTCTGCACTTCGGTAAGGATTAAATCCTCATAAAGTTCAACCATTCCACTCTGGGAGGCGATCTGCGAAGCCATCTGGTTCATGGTATCGTCATTATAAAAGAGGTGGTCGCTCATAAACTTAATATTGGTAAGCGATGGCTTGGCGGAAGTGTCGCCAGTATAACTATCAGGGAAACAGCAGATCACGTTCTTTGTGCCGTTCGCCTGTCTGTTAAATCTTATGCGGATATAGACCTGTTCCTTCATGGCGAAGAGAGGAAGTTGGCGGAGGATCATAGCAGGGAAAAGGGAAGAAAGGGGGACGGAGAAAACAGGGGTAGTGGTTGGGTCGGCAGTTGGCTTCAAGAAAGCAGGGACAGCAGCAGTAGTAAGGGCAGTGTTATAAACTAAATCCTGATAAGCGATTTTACCTGCACTTGTTTCAGCCCATCTATCACCACAAGCACCACTCTTGATCATATCAACATAGGCACGGTGTTCTGGGCTATCCAACTGGCGAATAGCGGTCTGGCGGTGGGCGTATTTTTGGGTAGTCATGATCACCTTTGTTCCGACCTGTAATTCGCAACTATCTATGAGAGCATGAATACCAGTGGCGACTGGAAGGAAAGCGGCGGCGTTGGCTTCAACTGCTAACTGAACAAAAGAGCCACCGTCTAAAATACCATTCATAGGCAACTGGAAAACTACCTCACTTTCAGTAGCGGTAATTGGGTCAAGTTGTTCTGTGCGTATTTCTAATGTCTGGACAGATTTAGAGGGGGCGATTTTAAATGCGTTTGGAAGTTGTGTGGCTGTGCTTTGACTATTCATTTATATTATTAACTAATATAAAAAAAAATAATATTTATTTTATTATTTTTTTTAAACTAAAAAAGATGTTTACTTAATTAACAACCATAATTCCCTGGGGAGAATATTGGAGAGTATTACGTGCAAGGACGTAAGTATAGATGGCGTTAGGGGAGTTATCTACTGCGGCATTGTTAACGGAAGACTGGGTATTGAGTGAGGACTGAATGCGAGTTGCGTAGTTCTGTCCCCTAAATGAAACACCTACTCGTGAAACATTATCACAAGCAACGCCAATTCCGAAATTGCGTTTTCCCTTATCTACGGCGGTGAGTTTCTGGGGTTCACGTGAATAGACCGCCAACTGATTTCCACCAAAGCCGATGCCTTGGTTATTGTTAGTCATGCTAAATAAATTGTATAATGGGCGGAAAGCGTTAAGGAAGTTAACTAATACGCCTGTTTCTGGGCGACCTTCCGTTGATGCCGTTTCACTATCCAACTCGTAATCCAATGCAAGTTTAACACCTCCACGAGTGAATGAAACCTTATCAAGGACGACCTTCTCGTCGTAAGCACCACCAGTAGCCTTGTTAAGCAACATATCGGTTGCGAAACTATCGTTGGCGTAGTTGTTAGCATGTGGAACAGGGAGGAAATTGTGGATAACCGAGAGGACGTTGGAATTGGCGAGGTTGTATTGCTGGGTGCTATCACTGGAATTAATAACACTATAAAGTGAGTTAAAGGAGTTGTAAGAGAAAGCACCTGATCCTGGAACGGAGAGTGCCTGTTGTCCTGCGGCGTCTGGAACTAAAAGATCGGCGGTAAGCGTAATATCGCTCAATTCATAGGAAGCCCCTAAACCAGTTGAGGCGTCAGCACCAGTTAATCCCATCTGATCTGGGGCTAATTCTATCTGAATGTTTAAGCCACGAACACCGTTAGTTCCGAGTGGGATTGATACGCCACTTTGGAGCATACCAGCATAGAGAGGGATTGAGAATGCAACCTCATTGTTTACTAAAAGAGATGAAGGAGCATCAATTCCCATAGCAAGAGAAGTGAGGGCATGTTCGTTCATGAAAGTTTCCTGGGAGTTAAGAGAAGGCACAAGCGAAGCGACTAAACGTCCATACTGGCGGATGCTCTCTAATGTCTGGCCTGTCTGCTCCGATGAAAGCACGATATTCTGAATTAATCCTGAAACTCCGACCTTGTCGTTGAGTTGGACGTTCTTTGCTCCTCCTGTTTTGGCGTCCTGGTTGTTGGGAGTGTTTCCGTCTGCCTGTTTGACTTTAAGTTTACCATTAAGGCGAACTGAACTGGCTTTCAATAACTTATTAGCGGAAGCAATCTGGATTGTGATAATTGGATTACCTCCCTTAAAAGAGTAGGTGTTGTTAGAAGGTTGGTTGTTGGGGGATATTTGGACTTTTTCAACTGTGGCGATATTCATTTATATTATTAACTAATATAAAAAAATTAAAAAGTTATTTTAATAAATTATTTTTAAACTAAAACTGAAACTCCGTCTTTATTAATTAATAATCTACGCTTGTGGAAAATGTAATTGTTAAAGATTTTATCTTGGGAGGCAGTGCTTTCATAGTCTACACGGAGCGAAAGCGAATTATCTTTAAGATTGAAAACCTGACCGTATCTGGTGAAAGCACGTCCAATAGCGAAATGCTCATGGATCTTGTGGAGATTGCGGACTGGTTCATTAATGTTAAGGATTGCTTTTTGCAATTCGCTTAAATGAAGGGCATCACGTCTAAACACTCTTCCTAATCCTGTTCCTATCTGTTGTGAATATCTGGCGAGGTCAACAACACGGTTAGGGATTAAATGAGTTCCAAAAACAAACTGATAGTTTCTGGCGTTGTCTGGTTCTCCTACAAGTGAAGAAAGGGCAATATTTCTGAAACCGTTAACGGCGAGAGGCTGGGCAAGGCACGATAAGGCTCTGGACTGCTGGGCTGGAATGAGAGCAGTTGTAAGTCCAACCTTGTTGCTCTGGTTGTGGCGATAGAGCGTATATGTATCATAATCCATGGCGACGCCTTCTCCGCTCATAGCACGTTTGGTCATGCTGTCTACGTAAGACTGGGGAGGCTCAACCTTCAAGCAAACCATCTCAAAATCACTAATAGTGTAAGATGGAGCAGGGGCAGATCCGCTTCCAGCGGCACCATCGCCACGCACAATCACGGCACTATGGGCGATTTCCCTCTCCGATGGCTTAACATAAACCTTTGGTGCATCACCAGCGGCGAAAGCACGGACAAGACCACCTGCCTCTGGACGCTGGGGGACGTATGAAACGCCGAGGTCTGTTCCATCTATGAAGAAACCATCAACTACGCCGAGTAATTCTTCCTGTCCTACGTCTGCACCAGCGGTTTTCTGGACAAAGAGGAAATCACCAACGGCGAATGGGTTATTTTTCTGGGCGTTTGTGGTTCCTACTTCTAATTTAACTGAATAAGCACCATCCTTACTGTCGGCATCGTTTCTCTTCTGGTCGCCAACACCGAAACCAGTTCCACCAGTTCCAGCGGTTAACTGGGCAGCAGGGATAGCAATACCAAACTCATCGGCTCTGGTGCTTTCGCAAAGTCCAGTAGTTTCTACATACTGTAAAGCACGGAGAGGGTTCTCGGTATCAATCTGGAAGCGAAGACCTCCTAAAAGACCAACTGGAATTATTTTTCCACCCATGAACTTTGTGCGGAGAGGCATCTGCAATTTAACAGTTGTAGCGGAGGCAGAGCCTACTACGTTGTCTTCATCACTTCCAGTCATATCTGGGGGGGAAGCATAGTAAAGGTTGGTGGGATCTGCTCCGTCTTCGTTAACGTTCTCAACGACACCCTCAAAGAGATTGTGTTTATCATAAACCGAACTCTGCTGGGTGATTGGGTTTAACATAGCAACCGAGGCGTTGTAATCTTCTTCTGAAACCAATGTGGCCGAGTTAGCACCATCACGGATTAAAAGATTACGGAAAAGAGCATGACCACCAGCGTTCTTATCTGGGATAACTCGTCCAACTCCGCTCATCTGTAAGGAAAAACGGCAGTAGGTTTCTCTGGGATCTACGAAGCCCATGAATGAAGGCACTAAAAGGCGGATCTGATCTTCTGGCTTAACATCGGACACGACGTCTGGGCGGACGGCTTGGGAAATTGAGGGAACGTATGCACCTTGCGAATTGGATTTGAACATGTTTATAATCTTAATTGAGAAAATTATTTTTTAAATTAAACATTAAATTAAAAAATAGTTATAATGTAGAAAAAGATTATTTCCCTAAAATGAAGTGGTAGCCATTTCCACACTTCCGTATATCGGTTATACTAAATTGTGGTTTTGGCTACCACCTTAAAATACGGCATCACTGGATACGTTATCGCTGGAACTATCAAAAGAAGGCAAAGCGTTAGCATATTTAGCCTGAACTGACTGGGGAACAAGTGAACCTGCGACAGGTGCAGTAGGCATTTTTTTTGCTGGTGGATGAAATAAATGGTAGATACCCTCGCCAATGGCTACAAGACCTCCCACAAAAGCCGCTGCTTCTCCCACAACTGGGATCGCGGCGGTCGCCGCCTCACTACTTAAAAAGTCGCCTAAAAATGAACCGCCTTCTTCCAGAGCAGGTGTTTCCTCTTCTACTGGTGGAAGATCACTGTCTAATGGGTCTGCATCTCTTAAACTTCCACTTCCTCCGTCCTGTGATGTTGGGACATTATCCGAACCTGCTCCCTGATCTAATGTTCTACTTTGTTGTCCTTCTGGTGTATATCCTGAACTGGATTGCTCGGCTGGGGCAGAGTTTCCGCCTTCTGTGGCTTGTCCTGATGCTGGTTGACCTTCTGCGGATGCTGGGGTTTGACTGGTTGAAGCATCACTCGCCCCAGTCTGTCCTCTTGCCGATCCACCTTGACCAATGTTGCCTCCTCTTGCTGTCGCTCTTTCGGCACGGAGGCGTAGGTCTAAACGTCCCCACGCTGTATCTGGGATTTGGCTCAAATCACCAAAAGCACTTTCCTCTGTTGCTTCTGGGAGATTGCCGATATCTGTGTCCGCTCCTTCTGCTGTGGCTCTTGCTTGGGATATGTCGGCGTCGCTTGTTCCGCTTCCTGTTCCTGTATCCGCTGGGGCTTGGGAAGCAGATCCAGTAGCACTTGGAGCGGAGGTGTCGTCTTCTCCTAAACCCAACTGTCGGAGGCGGTCATTCATACGTGATTGAATGCCTTGCCTCGCTTCTCGCATGTCTTTCATAGGATCTTGCAGAAAGGATTTGTCTTCTTCTGAAAGAGGGGCTGGATCGTTTCCTTCGTCCAATTTT